CTCCTTGTGGAGGTCACTCTGGAGTGACTGATAATCACTCCTGGTGTATTCAACACTACTATACTTATGTGGCTACCAATACGTTCCCAATCGGTTCCGTCCCATGCTGTCTATGGTTACTCGATTAATCAAGTAACCGTCGCCAGGTTTCCTGACGCTGGACAGTATGGAGTCGACTCTTTTCCGGGTTATGAGAGCTTCTTTGAAGCCCTCGACACGGTTGGAGTCGATTCGACAACGGATATCATGACACTTGACTTTCTTCCAAAGAAGAAAGGCTCGTTTCGTGACAGCTTCAACAAAGTACAACATTACAAACGTACTGTTTTACTCGTTGACGCGCCGTTCACTTTCGCTTCTCGCGAGAGTGGTGTTAAGTGGGAGAATTACGGGTCACCAGTTGTTAAATTCTGGGACTCGAACCTCTGCCTCTTAGCTATTGATCCCGTATTGGCATTCGGACCGGCGGAGATCCCAATAATGGGCCTGCCGGCTCTTTGGCGTGGAACCGACCTCGGCGTCTATAATGACGACGATGGTTTGTTCGGCGTAGCATGTGAGAACATACTACGTGGGATTCGTCCTGTGTCTTCACAAATTAACTCAGTTTATGAGTTAAAAGACATTAAGACGATTCCCCATACCTTAAGTAAGATCAACAGTGCTCTTGACCGATTACGTAGTCTGCTCCGTGGAAAGGCAAAAGACCTTTTCACGGGTGGCGGACTTGTAATGGGTCGAAAGACACTTAGATCTATACTGAATGCTGGCGCTGATGTATATCTTCAAGATAACTTCAACGTCAAGCCGTTACTACAAGACATTACTAACGCTGTTTTCAGCGTTAATAATGTTGAACAGAAGCTTAAGCAGCTTCTCGCGCATGCTCGCCAACCTCAGACTGCCCATTGGGGCAGGACTTTGGACGGGTTCGACTCGCGGAACGATGTTCTGCATACTACCGGACGTCCGTCCGATCAGGATGCTGACGTCGTTCTTAAACGAGTCGTTACATACGGGTCTGCACGTTTCCAAGCTACCATCGAGTACTCTTACGAGATGCCCGATGGATCGTACCAGGAAAACCTGGTTCGTGGGATTATGGACTATAATGGCTTGACGCTTTCGCCTCAAGTCATATGGAACGCGATCCCATGGTCGTTCGTGATTGACTGGATAGTTGGGGTTGGACCCTGGCTATCTCAGTTTACCGGACGACAGCTAGAAATAGTAACACATGTGAGTAAAGCCGGCTGGTCTGTGAAGATAGAGCGAGAGATCGCTATATCCTCTAACCTTACCGGCTTAGTCGGAACTACGAGAGAAGAATCCTATTATAGGACTCCATCTCGTGTCCCACTAATCAACTCATTGAGAGTGAGTGGCATAAACCCGAAAGAGTTTAGCCTTGGAGCTGCTTAGGGATAACCCATAAGTAGTTCCTTCTCAAACGCAACATATATATGTTACCAAATAACCTGACTACAAATGAGGTCAAGAATTCGGCCGGTACTGAAGTGGAGTTTCTCCGCATCGGTACGGTCGATCGTTCTGTTTCGTTCGCCCAAAGTGGCGAAACGCCAAACGCACCGCATCGCATCAAGGTGTCACACCTTGAGAGCGGTTCTGGTGCGGATCTCGTGCGGCGCTCTTCAACCCGAGTGGATAAAACCATTCTCGGAGTGTCGGGCAAACCGCGCGTGATCTCGTTCTATACTGTCGCTGTCGTCCCTGTGGGAGACATCAACAGCACGAGCGAGGTGGCCAATGTCGCCGCAGAGCTTAACTCGTTCATGGCCTCAACTGGGGCCACGACGACTATTCTCTTCGACGGCACGGGTAATGGAACGGCAGCTCTCATCTCCGGGACTCTTTAAGAGTCACTCACAGACCGACTGATCTCCGGTTAAATTCCGTTGATCCATCTCTCTATGAGAACGAAGGTGTTGCTGCTCTTGCGTAACCCGACGGTGAAAATCGTCGGGGCGCTACTCACACTACACGTTGCCATGTTTTACATGGAAACGCGTTCTAATCATCATATCACTATTGAATGGTCTGATGGGTCTATAACCCTTCATTCCACCAATAACGTTACGAAAGCCGTCACACCGTAGATTGTAGGTGTATCGGAATAACACTAAAAGAGACCCAAGAGACAGGGTCTGATTTGGTGTCGTATCGTACTGTGATCGATGATAGTGAGAGTACTCAACGGTAGGGTTAGCATCTATATAGGTGCTATCCCTTCCGTCTGTTGTCTACGCTGCCTGTAACACACTTGTTATAGACTTGATCGACGTCAGGGTGAAAGTCCCCTGGGTGACCAGTGAATAACATGTGGCGTTAGACAATGTAGTTGTAGTCAGATCGGAGTTTGGTGGCTTGTTGCTCTAGGAGTTATACCATATGGTTAACAATAAGAGCCTAGATCCGTATAAACAGATCATCGCCACCTTACTATCCGACGTGCAAACGTTGCATAGTAGCGTGTTTACACCACGATCGCTTAGACTCACTACCCAAAAGGTAATGAGACGAATCGATCGGGAAGGTCTGAGTTTTCTTACGAAAACTCTTCCACTTCTCGGCAGAGCCTTTGATAGGGCCCTGTCGGGAGAAGTTCCATTAGACTCTACCGGTTGGACGTTAAGTCCTCACGGTAGTAAGCTTCCTAAATTCTTAGGTGAGCTATTCCAATGCATCTTCTCACACGAAGGTTGGGTTCTTCCAACACCCTGTGCGATATGCATCAAACATGTTCGTCAAATTTTGTTTGTTTTTTACAAACTTAAGTTGCCGAACAGGCCTGACGACGAAGCGAAAGTCATCGATCAGTTTGTAAAAACTGAAGATGACATTGCTCCGTACAACGAGTTGTTCAACAGAATTGCTGATCAACTCGATAGCGACCGTACTTACCTTTATAAGATAAATCCTATAGAGGCTCGTAAGGTCATTCGCAAAGCTCGCATCAGACTCGCAAGGGTCTTTTGCGGCTTTGACCCTCAGGATATACGTCCAAGACACGGACCCGGTGCTGTCTCTACTAGAGAGAAGCTCTGGGATAAGTATCATTGGACGCGTATTAATCCTAGGATCAACCAGACATATCCTTTTGATGCATATTTTTGTGCATCATTAGGGCATATCTGTGACTCTTACAAAGACTTCTCGTCTTTGAAAGAGGTGGATTCCTCGGCACGAGTTATACTCGTACCAAAGGATTCACGCGGACCTCGCCTGATCTCTTGTGAACCGCTGGAATTCCAGTGGGTTCAACAAGGATTAGGTGACGCCATTGTTCGGAGAGTGGAACATTCTACTTTAACTAAGTATAATGTCCACTTCACAGACCAAAAGCCAAACCAGTTTGGAGCCCTTTTGGGTTCCTCTACTGGCCGTTACGCTTCACTTGACCTCAAAGAGGCAAGCGATCGTATAACCGTTGGTCTTGTTCGCCTACTATTCCCGGAGCCTGTTTTGCAGGCTCTCCTGAATTGTAGGTCACAGTCCACAATCCTCCCTAACGGTACAGTTTTACCGCTCAATAAGTTCGCCCCGATGGGATCAGCATTATGCTTTCCCATTATGGCGCTCTGTATTTGGGCAATACTGTCCGCAGCAGAGGATGATGCAGATGCTCGTAAGAGCATTCTAGTGTACGGCGATGATGTGATCGTAAGAACGGACAAATCCGCGCACGCGATCAGATGGCTTGAAGCATTTGGTTTACTCGTAAACCGTGCAAAGAGCTTCACCAGTGGATTCTTTAGAGAATCATGTGGTGTTGATACCTATAGAGGTATCAATGTTACTCCTGTACGTATTCGTACAACCTGGGCATCACGTCCATCCCCGAATGTTTATACTAGCTATATTGCTTATGCAAATAGCTTTTATAAACAGCACTTCTTTAAGACCTACGATAAAATCGTAGAGATATTACTCGGAGTTTACCGAGAGATACCTGAGGATGATGGCTATAATTATAGCTATCCCTCGCTTATTGAAGTTCCGGAGTACAACCAACCAAAGAAGTCTCGACGAAATCTCAAGCTTCAAAAGCTTGAGAAGTTTGTCTGGACGACGGAGGTTAAGCCTGTATATAAACAAATGGATGGATGGTCTATGCTTTTGAGATTTTTCTCAGAAGTCGACCATACGCCCTTTGTAAAACAGGACATTAGTACTCGCAGAAGCAGTGTTGGGGGCCTCTCAGAGATGAGAGTCCCTTTCTCTGTTCGGTCATACACACGTCGTGACACAAGTTTTCTTGTGAAACGATGGCGATGAGGAGAGATATCCTGCCATTAAAAGCAAGATATATCT